GAGAAAGTTACACTATCATTAATTCTAAAGCCATGAGCTTGCTTTGTATTGATAGTAGATGGTGACGATGGCGATACAACACCAAATTGTCTTGGTTGAACTTCTACTTCATAAACTAAATTATATAACCAATGATCAAATTTACCATTATACGTGTTAGGAATAACTTCTTCACCTAAAGTTTTTACCTTAATTTCATCACCAACTGACAAATACTTAGTGTTTTCTGCTAAGGTTACGTTTTTATCGAGTTGCGCTGTTACACGCATGATAACAGGAAGAGTTTCATCACCATTTTCATAAGAATAAATGAAACTATTTTGAGCAATGTCAGAATATAAAGCCAAGCTAGTAGTTAACCCGACACAGTTGAAGAATTGTGTGCTAGACTTTGTTGTATAAGTTACAATCCCGCTGTTAATATACAATTCACCAGATTCTGCAAAACCAATTGTAGAATCTACCGTAATTGTGCTAGAATTGGAAGCAGTATCAACAGTACATTTTGTATTTGGGCAAACTGCAAACTCACCAACTGTAGAGTCTAAACTTAATTTAATCTGATAAAATCCACTACCAGCAATATTAATAAGTTGAGAATCATACACATAGCTTGATGCTTGTGGTGAATCTTGGAATATTCCTTGTCCTCTAATATTTTCTACATTACCACTAATTCTTTGAACAATAAGATTTTTAGTAACTAGCCATTCTGCATTAGAAGGTTTAATTAAATAATCTTGTGGTTTAATAATATCAGCTTTTGTTTCACCGTATAAAACTTTAAAAAGAATTTTAATAGATTCATCTGTACCCTTTGATCTATAAAAATCTTTTGCAAAAGTTAAAAATTTGCCCTTATTTAGCCCATCGGCTAATTCTCTATCTTCAAATCCTGGTAAAAACTGTGCTCTTAGCTTCTTCCAGAATTCTACAGAAAACAGATTACTTAAATTATAAACTGTATCAGTATTAATATGTGCTTCAGCAGCAGTTTCTGAAAATACAAGATATTCAGGATAATTTGTTTTGTGTAAAGACTCTACACCACTGAATCCACGAACACACCCATAAAAATTAGTTTCATCTTTACTAGTGTATGTAATAATTTCTGTGCCAATTTTAAGCAAACCATATGACTGGGGCCATGCAGCCGTAGATTCAACGGCAATGGTTTCATCGTAAGTTTCAATATCAGCAGTTAAAGTTGTAGAACCATCAAGATATAGTGTTTCCTGGAAATTCTCAAAGTTTAAATATTGATCAATATTTTCACTTAAATCAATAGCGCCTCCTTGGCGATCCATTGAAATATAATATTGCTTTAAAAATTCTACAAACAGAGGATTTTCTTCGGCAATAAACTGTGGGAGTTGAGTCCCAATAATTTGGTTGGTCTTTATTCTTTGAATCTGCTTATCAATCATTCTTCGTTATCTTGTGTAATTTCCGTTGACAAAACTTGAAGTGGTGGTAAATCTAGTTCCAGCTACATTATCACCAGAAGACATAATATCTTTAATCATGGTAAATTTGCTAGATGAAACATCTAGATTTATGTATAAGTCTTTTAAACCGATAACATCGTTAGATTCAGGAATAGCCTGAATTTCAACGATATTATTTGGCTTACTAGTTGATGTAATATTGACACTGTTTAATAAAATTTCACCTTTTTCATAATTAACAGTTCCAGCATTATTATTAATGATAACAGGCTCGCCAACAGAATCCAAATAGAAGAAAAATATCTTACCAGATGTGGCTGTAATTGGTTGATCAGCAAGATATAACGTGTTAGGATTATTCAAAATCTTAAATCCACTCGATTTAATAGAATATCCAGAACTACGAACATGGAACTGATTGCCATAACAGATTTCATATTGTGCATTCGTGTTTAGAACAACATTCAAATTCCTTCTTAATTTAATTTTAGTAATATTAGATGTAATTGCATTACTTGTACTATCAATTAAACTTACAACTTTACTATATTTTACTCTTCCGCCAAATTGATTAGTTTCTTTTGCAGCAGCATATTCAGTCAAAGATGCAACAACTTGACTTTGTAAATTATTAATGTCACTGACCATATTAGGATTATAGTACACACTTGAGTCTAACTCAACATAAAGATACTTGAGATCAATAATCTCTGGTACAATACCAGCAATGCTATACTTTTTAAGATCCCTTAAAATTTCTCTTTTTGAAAACAGAGATATGCTAGACCCACTCTTAGGTTTAATAACAATAAAAACTTTACCATATTGAGGTGGATCTAATTCTTCGCCGCCATATGCAGATACTGATGCAGCATTTGGATAAATTGCAGGAATGATGGCTTCATAATCATTTGCTGATACTGCCCTATATTGTGAAGCATAAAGTCTTGGGGCATAATTCTTGATTGACTTAATTGATTCAATCTCTGCACCATCAGCAGCAGATTCTACTGTTGTGATACTGAGGTTTGTTTGAGGTATGAAAGTGTTAGTATTGTCAAGGATAACTCCATTAAAAGATAAATTAGTAACACCGTTAGCTTCTTTTCCATTGGTTACAATGTAAGTGGCTTCGATGAAATTATTATTATCAAGTTTCTTTCCGATAATACCATCACCAAAAACTAATTCATATTTCTCACCAGAAACTTCTTGAACGAGGTATTTCTTAGATACTGTTGTTAAACCTACAATATTATCAATCTTTTCATATTCTTCTGATACTTCATCTCCTTCAGATGGTCTTACCTTAACAACTAATGTTGAAAGATCGACACCTGGGTTAGGAAGAATAAACTTTTGATCTGGTTGTGAATTGTCAACTGTGAATGTAGATTTTACAAATGAACCTTCATAAATGCTGATATTTCTAAAATTAGCATAACCATCACTGACTGAAGTTGTAATGTCCTCAGGAACACAGAATGAGTAGTTTAAGTCGTTAGCAGTGCCTGTAGCAACGACACCAGCCTTTAGTGTAAGCGTCGGGGTGCTGCTTGAAATTCCAGTGGCAGGTACACCAGCCAAAACGGTAACAACAGCCCTGGCAGCCTTTTTAGACTGGGGTACATAACCAATATTTCTTGCAAGTGAGACAACATTTTGTCTTAGAACTGCACTATCAAGAAAAACTTCATTAACAACTGCATTAGTATTGTATGCAGTAATATAAGTATTATACGCAAGGGTATCAATCAGAATCGAAAGGTTTGATCCTTCAAAATCGTAATCAGTGAATTCACTGTTAGATCTGATATAATCCTTAATGGATGTTTTAATTTGATCGAAATCTAGATTCGTAAATTGAGTAAACGCCATTATACCCTTGTTGGTTGTAGGATAAACGTGATATCCTGTACAGGAAGTGATAGTCCAATAATATCGTAAACCACACCAACTTCTAATTCATTACTATCAGTAGGAAAAGACACAGTAACATTTCTGAGTCTTATTCTTGGTTCATTATTGTTTAGAGTTGATGTAATCTCGTTTTCAAGTTGAATACGAAGTTCAGGTGTCTGTAGCTCAAAGTATGAGGACTCAACTTCCGTACCAATACGATTATTAAAGAACCTCTCACCAATCGAAGTCCTAACAAGATTCATAACAGCGTTTTTAATTGCATTCTCATTTCTGAGTAGAACTAAATCTCTTGTAATAGGATGCTTTTTAAAGGATAAACTAATATCCCTAAAAGCCCTGGAGATGGTTACTGACATTGATATAGACAGACTTTTGATTATTTATAGCCTATTCTGCCCACCATTCTACAAAATCATCAAAACCACCAGATCCGCCACATTGACGGCTAAGTCTATCTTCGGGAATTGAGTATAATTCTTCTTTTTGCTTGATGGTTCTTGCCTTATTGAGCCATTTTTCGGATTCAACCTCAGTGATGAGTGTCATTCCACTCTTAACGAAGTCTTCGCTCTTATCAACAGAGCCATCTAAGTGATTTGGGTGTCCCATGTTACCTCCATAAAAGTCTTTTAGAACTTTTAGCGGGGTTTCTATCCCGAGTTTTTCACCATTTCATAGTCATCACCGAGGATTTCTTGCAAATATGCATCATCCCAGTGATCATAATACTCAGTTTGGGCTAATTTTTCTCTAAATATCTTTAATTTTTCATTTGGTTGAGCCAAAATGAGGTTATAAAGCCCATTATTGGTCTGAATACCACTAATATAGGTGCTATAAGAGCCACAATCCTTGAAAAAATCCCAAGTCTTGTAGACTTTATTGTATATATCGACCCATTGATCGATGTCTTTTTCTGTTAGATCGTCTTCAACAATAAAAATAACGACATCGAACCCATCAAGGGGCTCGATATCGTCAATACTACACTCTACAATCTTAAAATTTGCGGTGGAAGCAAAGGGACAGATCGCAAAATTAGACAATTCAGGTCTAAGCTTAGAGACTTCTTTGATCCAGTTCCTTATATGCGCTTCCTTTTGATTCATCCTTGTCCTCTATAACGCTTTCTAGCGCCGTTTCGTGAACTTGCTGCATACTTCGTATGCTTTCCAGCCCCCTGACGGGACTTCTTGGGCTTACTTTCAATAAGAACTTTATTGGTTAGTGATGGGCGCTTCGCCATAAGTATCTCCTAATTTAAGTTTCACATGTACGTCTTTAGGATCTGGCTCTCCATTCTCATAGTAATCTTGAGCCAGATCGAGTAGCATATTGCCCATGTCTTCATAATGAAGATCATCGGCATGTAATTCATCTTTGATAAAAATCGCAAAGCGATCAGATGACTCGGGTTTTTTCATGTCCTACGCGAATGAGGGGGTTGCACCAAATCTCAAAGCCAGCTTTGATGGCATCAAGACAGAATGAAACGTCTTCACCACACATATCTTGAACCTCACCAGATTCAAAGACTTGCATTTGAGGAGCAAACCAAGGATAGGTGAGCGATTCAAACACACCTTTCTTGATCAAAACCCAACCAAAACCAGTATAGTCAACGGTGAAAGGCTTCTTACGCTTGCTCATAGATTCCACGGTCTCATGGTTCATGACACCGCGATTCTTCTTAAATTCCTCTTCAGACAGCCAATGAGCAACGGAGGTTGTGTGACCATCTTCCGTGGCATACCAACCTGCAGCAATGTCCTTATCCATTGCAAACAGACGCAGCAGACCTTCAGTGTTGAATACGATGTCGTTATCGATCCAAAGCTGATAATCATACTGCAGTTTACCATCCCAAGGAACCTGCTTAGGCCCACGAAGAACGTTTGCGCCGAGACACTTGCAACGGGCAAAGTTTACCATGGAGCTATAATCTTGTGAGATCTGGATGCTAACACCCATCTGCACCAGATCAAAGCACATCTGTACAAAGTTCTTCAGAAAGGTATATGAACATCCGCGACCAGGCAAGCAGAAAACCAGAGACTTACCTTTAATCATTTCTTTTGTTGCTTCAAGATCAAATTCATCTTGAGACTTAGGCGGTTCCGCCGCCGTTACACTAAATCCTTTTGCCATAAATTAGTCAAGGGTTTACGAATTGATTCTAACAGAGTTATTTATCCGTGTCAAGAATGAGCTTAACGACGGATTTCCCTAAATAATTTTATAAGAACTATAAGATACGCATGGACGATCCAACACTCAGAACGTTATTAGACACGTACTCTAAGATGTACGCTGTAGATGAGAAAGAGGCTGCGGAAGAAACTGTTGAAGAAAATACAGAAGAGCTGGACGAGAAGAGAGGCTTATGGGATAACATCCATGCTAAGAGAAAGCGTGGTGAAGCTCCCGCAAAGCCTGGTGAAGAAGGATATCCAAAGACTCTGAAAGTAGAAGGCGTTGAGCTGCAAGAAGGTCTTAAGCAGGCTCGCAAGAACGTCGGCGCAAGTAAGTGTTGGCCCGGCAAAGTTGCTAAGGGTACAAAAATGAAGAATGGTCGTGAAGTACCTGACTGCAAAACTGAGGCTTATGACATTGTTCTTGATTATCTTATCTCAGAAGGTTTAGCAAGTGATGTCGAAACAGCTGACAAGATCATGCTAGTCATGTCTGATGATAAGATCAAAGAGATTGTCGAACAGTCCGCTCTTGCACAAAGAGCTGCCGCCGCCGTTGATGACCAGAGAAGAGGTTCTTATGGTATGGCAGATGATCTCAATAAGACTAGAAAAGCCTTAGATAAGCTGAAGCCTTATCCAAACGGCTTCCCTGGTGTCAAGCCAATCTGATAAAACCTCCAATACAATCAAATCCCTGGGAATTTTTTTCCTGGGGATTTTTTTGTAACAATAAAAATTTTTAGCAGTTCGATAAGAGTAATCAGAATATAAGAGAGTTCCTGATAACGAATTTCAATATAAGATCTCATGCAATCTGGGGTTTCTTTGTCGATGCTTGTTTTGGTAGATATTTCTTCTTGAAGTCCTCCCAGCCGCCTGGTGGGGTAGAAGGGGCGGGCATCGGCGGGGCTTTATAAGGTTGATAAGGGCTGCCGCCTGACTCTATAAAACTTTGAAAGTTTTTCATCTTATAAGAATTTTTTTGGGGCAAAAATTTTTTATTCTTAGAGATATTTAGAGGTCGATTTCAAGGTCTTATAGCTTAGGGAAGTTAGGCGTTTTTATATCAGGGGGGCACGGGGGGGCGGCAACCGCACCGATAAGAACTGCTGATCGGTGCTGGCTGTACCCATAAGAACTGCTGATCAATCGAAGGGGGAGCTGCTGCCCCCCCTGTCACAAACCGTCACACAGGGGTGTTGCGGTCGGTCGCCCAGAAGAACAGCCGCTCACAGGATGCCTTCATAAAAACCCGATCGATCGGGGCGTCAGCCTTACGGGCGCGACCTGCAGCAGCTGCGGCAACCTGAAGGGCGGCTCGGGCGGCGTCGGCGTCAGCCTTAGCAGCTTTGTAGCACAGCAGCAGGGCGGCAGCCTCATAACGGCGGGCGATCCTAGGACGCTGCAGCAGATCATCAGCCAGGGCGAGCTGGTTAGCACGGGCGATCGATCCCTCATCAGCGGGCACGTAACCAAGGCGGGCGGCGATGTTGCGGCGGATGTTGAAGCGGGTCATGGGATTGGCGGGGGTGATAGTGGTTTGCCCCGATGCCCGTATCATAAGGCATCGGCGGGGGGCTGGCGAGCCCCCCTGTAACATTATGAAACAATGGCGTTAACTGTTTTCTTTGCAGTGCCATGTGCGGGGAATGCTATCACAAACTCACGGTCGGATTGTTGACACAAACCGCAGGTGGCACAAGTTACATTATCGTGCAAAGTAGCAGGGCAAGTGATAACTTTGCGACCTGATTCTGTGTGATAGAATCTATCGGTCTTGTCAGAGTTAACAACAGCAACCGCTGGAATCTTATGCTCTGACATAATACGATCGGCAGATTCTACCGATTCTGTGCTAACGTTAACAGTGAATCCTGCAGCGTTAGCATACTTTATCACACCGAGGTTAGTATCAGTGAGGGGGTGGTGAGTGTAAGTGTAACCCTTGCGCCCACGGTTAGCATCAGCCAGCTGTGCAACTTTATCGCCGTTGATGATACCGTCAGCCACAACTGGCAGATCGCCACTAACATTGTGCCGCCATAATTGTCCACGGTTAAGTTTACGAATAAGACGCAAAAATGCGTCCCATTCATAACCACGTTCGCCTGCAGATACCTTGCGCCAATGTAACGCTTGGGGGCCAGATTTAGCGTAGCAGCCTTTATCATAGAACGGGCAGCCAGTCCAGCAGGTGGCACGGTCAGACGTGCTAGTGGGGATGGGACCGGTCTTAGCATTGCTGCTGATTGGGGTGAAGGCGGTCAGCATTGGTTTGCCTCAGCGACCCCCATAAGATAGGGCAGATTCCCCAGCCAGTCAACCCCCCGAACGATTAGGGTATCTTATGGGTTGGAGGGTGACCCATAAGAATGCCAAATAACAGCAATCCTTATGGGTCTTATGAGACTGATTAGAATGTCTTATACTGTAGCATCGGATACAGCAGCGATCAGCTCCTGTATGACATCCTCATCATACACATTGGCGATCTCATTGAGAACATCTTCCTCATTCAAGTGAGATAGATTTTCCACAATGGTATCATACGCAAACTGAATCAAACACTTCACATCCATCTCATCAACAATTCTCTCTGCATAAAGTTCAACTAGATTATCAAGTTGTTGAGTAGTCAGAGTCATTGAACTAGATTTGTGGACATCAGAATCTTATGTGGTCTTATGGGGGCATAAAAGCCCCCTTGTGCCACTTTCTCAGGTGTCCATCCCCATGGCGGTCTTGAGGTCGTTGTATGCTTTCAGGTAGTAATCTGCATCAGCAGACTTACCTGCCACCTGACAATCACAGGCGAGGCAAAGCACGGCGGTTCGGATTGTGCTCCATTGTGCCTCGGTGAGGGTAACAGTGCAGAGGTCAAGGGGCAGAACGTTGGTGCGAACGGTCATGGTCTTGGTTTGTTTGACATGGTTAATCTATAGGGTGGAGGGGGGCATTGCAACCCCCTTGTGCCACCTATTTAACTGGCACAGTCGTGATCGAATAGATGCACCATCCTGTCTCATCTGTGATACAATCCATCACCTCATCATGGGCATCTTCATCAGATGCTGCTGATATCTCATAGATCTTATCAGTATATCGTTCCTGTAACATAGCCTGCAGGTTTACCTCTTCCTCATAAGGAATCGGATCACTTTCATCTTCAAGATCAAAAGTAATCTCTTCAACTTTGATTTTGAAAGTTTTCATGTCAACTAGATTTGTTTGACTCCCATAAGATATCAGTTCCTTCACGCCTGATCAAGGGGTTTGTGCCAGTTTCTAAACTGTCTACCGAAGGTGGATTTTTGACCTGGGCAGTCTTATGCTATAGGGAGGCGAGGGTGGGAAGCCCTCAGAAGTTTTCCACAGGCTGTGGAAAACTATAAGACTGTGGAAAACTTTACCTGTGGAAAACGTGGAAACTGTGGAAAACTATAAGAGGTGTGCCAGTTCTTATAGTGTCCCCCCTCTCAACTAGACTCATAAGACCTGAACTAGACTCGGAGGCAGTCTGAACTAGATCTCAGTCTTATGGTGAGTCTTATAAGATTGTCAAGGGGGGGTTGTGCCAGTTCTGGGGCTGGCTCAGAGGGGCTTGACAAATCGGAGGTCTTATGGTAGGGCGCAGCCCAAGACAGCTATAAGATCGCACATTTATTCATAAGATCACACATTTATCTCACATTTATCTCACAATAAGATTCGTTATAAAACGCTAACATATATTTTATTAACCATTTATTAATCTATCAGTTTTCCACAAGTTTTTCCGCAACCCTGTGGAAAACTTATAAGACCTGTGGAAAACTCTCAATCTGTTGAACGATAGACCTTTGGTGTAGGATAGGCTAATGAATACAATTTATCTAAAATTGGACTTAATTCTTGATACAATGTATAATCATGCATATTCTCTTTCTGATAAGATCTTACAGAAGTAAAGATATGTCTGTATTGTGTTGGAGTAAACTTATCCATACAAATGTTTGCGATGACTATTGTTTTGTTTTGGTGTAACATACCGAAGATTGTTCACATCATTATTAAAAGGATTATTATCTATGTGATCAATCACTGCTGTATCTCTGACCCATTGTTTAAACGATTCAGGTGCTACACTCCAGTCTTTCTTTAATTGATCTGGTGGATATTGATCAATCGGACGATAAGCCCACATGACTAATTGATGCACCTGACAAGTTAAATGTGTGGTATTGTTTCCCTTATACTCATCAAGTATAAGATTTCTGGGTTTTGTTAATCCTACAAAAGAGGCATTTCCTCGACCAGTTCCACCTTCCTTTCTACAATCTCGATTTGTAATCTTCAACAACTTAGGTGTTTTACCTTTATAAGATAAGACTTCTCCAATCGGTGATATTGTATAATCAGGAATGGTGACACCGCGAATATTCACGGGTTTCCATTCATTCATCAGTAGAAACCCACATATCAGCTTCTAGATGTTGAAATCTTGCATAAGTCGTTTCCATCATCTGTTGTTTCTCTTCATCAGTGAATCTGGTTGCATCCTGGAATGTCACAATCCAACCATTTTGCTGATGATAGAATAGATCTGGTGATTGTGGGGATGGTACATTTAATGATTTAAGAACCCATTTCATTGTGCATAAACTCCTTGTCTAATTCTGCGTAGTGTCCTTTGGACTTGCTTTAATTGATATTGGTCAGAAGACGAATGTGATACTGTAACCTGTACACCTTCTGCATTCTGATAGATCATATGCTTATTCTGTCTGATGAGTTCAAATCCTTCCTTCATCAGATACTGTTTCACCTGATTGGACTTTTTCATAATTTAGGGAATGGGGCAGTTTTTGAAGAACTCTTCACCAATATAACATGCTTTGTTAGGATTGTCAACCGATGTTTGTATGCGAATCTGTTGTACAAGATCCTGTGGTAGTCTTCTAGGGTCATACATCATCACCTCTTGCACCACATCTCCGCATCCTACAAGAAGCAAACAACCAACAAACAAACTGAACATAATAATCTCCGCGTTACCAACCCCAAACAACCGCAGAATACCGTGTTCCTGATAAAGTCTCAGTTACACCATGCGGATACATGAACACAGATGGAAACATAATCACATCCCCTTGCTTTAAAGATACCTCATAATCATTCCAAAAGTACAAATTTGCTCCTTCATAATCATCATTGAAATTCAAAATCAAACTTAGAACAGGAATCCCCTTTGCATATCCATCAAACAATGTATGAATATGATCATAATGCTGTCTCATGGTTTCACCAACACAATAACGATTGAATCGTATTTTGGATAAGTGATGTACAAACTTTTGCATTCTACCATCAGAAAACGCATAATTATTCACATATTTCAAAGCAGCATCAGTTACATAAGGAGACAACAACTTTTGCATGTTTGATTTTGCAAATACAATACTCAATTCCTTTTCATTTTCTGAAAAAGAATTGCCAGATAATGTATGCCATTGATGAGTAGTCCAAGTCTCATTCTCTATATTTTCAATAACTTGATTGCAAACATCTGCAGGTATCAAATTATGTTCAATATGAATGAAATCTTTTAATTTACTTTCAGAATTGTATTTCATTTTGGACAATAAAGAACATATTTGTATTCAGCCAGTTGATTGCTAGACCATCGCAAAAGATCACATCCTTTGTATTCACCAACCACCTCAAAATTGCTTTTGGGTGTAATTGGTTGTTGATTTGGTTCTGGACGAAATGTATCAATAATTGCTGGAAACATAAAATATAGGTATCCAAGACAGAGCCCTGTAAAAACTCCTATCGCATAATTACTTCTCATAGTCATCATCCCAAGGTGCTTTACGATTCATAAGTTCTTTAATTCTTTCCACCACAGCAGGGTCTTGTGGTTCATTGATTCGTCGCACAAGTTCATCATATGCTTCTGCGGATACAATAATTCTTTCTGGTTCTTGTCCTAATCTCAACCTTCGTTCTGGACTGATAGTGAGATTGTAAGGGTCATCATAAGGATAGATGTATTCTTGCATCCATCCAATACTCAAACTCTCCCAGAACTCACCATAACCCCATTCATCACCATCATTATAACAGTCAAGAATATACAGGACATTGCGGAAACCATCAAGGAAAAGTTCCCATTTTGTTGGTTCTTGAAATCTCATGGCGTTTCATCGCTCCAGTAGTATCTTAGTTTATCACCATCTGCGTGAATATTCAAGTGGTAAATCTTTTTGTCTTGTGTGTAAATGCCCACCCACAGACTGCGTTCATTCATACTTTCCAGGTGAAACATTTCCACCTCTTCCAGCACAATTTCATCTGGATTTTCAGTTCTACTCATCTCTCAAACTATCCAATACTTGAAGAATAAAAGCAATCGAGTTAGCATACTCTCGTCCATCTTGCCCACCCATCACAATGTAAGCAATCTCTTTTTCGGCAAGTTCAATTCTCTCATTTCTGGTGAGTTCTTGTAGTGTAGGACGATACCAATTACCATCAGCATCTTGTTTGAAACCAGCATTTAGTTTCTCACGACGCTCTGCCTCATCAAACATCTCATCGGGGTATGGTTCTTGATTTCTCATAAGTTCTCTGATTTTGTCTTTGCCGTATTCAGTGAGTTCGTGTTTTTTGTTGCGAAGTTCTTCTACTTCATCTTGGGTGAGATTGACCCACGGCATATCTTCATTCATAAGGTATCCATTCAGCAAAACTAAAGATATAAGCAAGTCCCCATTCTAATGTATGAGGTGGTAGTTCGTCAATATG